AATATAAATCATTGAGTAGCACATTAAAAAATGAGTTAGAAAAGCTTACTAAGACTATTGAAGACTTATCAAAAAATGATACTCAATCTGATATTAATATTAATGTATCAACATCTGATAAAACTTCTGATGTAGTAACTGATACTGTTAAAGCAGAGAATATTCAACCAAAGCCAAAACCTAAAAAATATTACAAGAAAAAATAATTTCTTTTTTTAAGTTTGGGAATTTTAAAAAATTTTCGTATATTTATAATAGAATAAAAAACAAACAAATGATTCACTCACACAATAACATATCTTTATGGTCTAAAGCCCCACAAACAGTGGAAGGGAATGGTATTGCTTTTACGCTTGATCAATATAGAAAAGGCGGAGGTTCATTAGGATGATTTTGTAAATATATAAAATATACATAAGAATTGAACCTCAAGCATAACATAAGAAAGCTTGAGGTTTCTTTTTTCTAAAGTGGTTTAAGAAAAATTTTATCGTATTTTTATAGTATAAATTAAGTAATATGATTAAAAGGTTATTTAAAAGAAAAAAGGTAGAAACTATTAAAAGTAATAACTTTAATATTGCTACCTCTAAATATGAAGTTAATCCTATTACTGGGAAAACTGAAAGAATAGAATGCCCGAGTGGCGGAATGGTTAAGACGCGCATGTCTTAGGAACATGATTTTTGTGGGTTCGACTCCCACCTTGGGTACAATAAAGTAGTGAACGAAAAAGTTACTTCGATTCCCTGTCACGGACGAAACGGAGGTTCGAATCCTTCACCCACTGCCATTAAGTTAAAAAATATAGTGGGTTGGTGTAGTGGTTAGCACGCGTTAGAAAAAATACTTTTTCAAATTTTCTCTTTTAAAAAATTTGGTAGTAAATTTAAAATTTATTATCTTTACAAACATAGTTCTTTGACATATTATGTATTAAATGGTGCCGTCTTCTAATTGGACTAGGAAGTTACCCTTTCAAGGTAAAAGATGTGGGTTCGAGTCCCATCGGCATCACTATAAGGCGGGTTAGCTCAGCGGCAGAGCAATAAGCTGTTAACTTAAAGGTCAGGATTTCGAAATTCCTACCCGCCTCTTTTTAAATTGTGTAGTTGAGCAATTGGTTGGCTCTGCAGACTGTAAATCTGTTGTCTTACGACCTTGGGGGTTCGAGTCCCTCCTACACAACTTTATATGCCCTGGTCGTTCAATGGATAGGACAAAAGCCTTCTAAGCTTTTTATATGGGTTCGAATCCCGTTCGGGGTTCTATAAAGACTGTCCATAATAGGTTGGAAATTGTTGTTAGCAAGTTCGATTCTTGGACGGGCCTTCAAGGCCTGTTATCAACACAGGCTCTTTTATTTTAATGCTTTCGTAACTCAGTTGGATTAGAGTATCGTGCTTTTAACACGAGAGTCGTGGGTTCGAGTCCCTCCGGGAGCACGCAGGGTTTGTAGGTTGGCGTAGACATTGTAAACCTTCTGACAGTATGGAAAGACATACTTTTATACACGTCTGTGGTGAAATGGTATCATACCGGTCTCCAAAACCGTTGTTTCGGGTTCGAGTCCTGGCAGACGTGCAACTTTTTATATGGGGAAGAATGCAAAACAAATACTTTGTCAAGCATTCTCCGGAAACGGTAGTAATAGATAGAGTTACTTCGCAATCAAATTGTAAACTTGACGTTTGGCCTAAAAAGCCCTTCCCCACCATGCCTTGATAGCTCAATGGAAGAGCTCCTGTTTTGTAAACAGGTGGTTGTCGGTTCGAGTCCGGCTCTCGGCTCACAGAGGTGTTAGAATTTAAACGCTTTTTGGTGCGGTAAAAATTCAATACATATCCATATAGCTCAATTGGTCAGAGCATCACGCTGATACCGTGAAGGTTACAAGTTCGAGTCTCGTTATGGATACTTTTATTTCTAGGTGTCGGGCAGTTGGCTATACCCGCCTGATTTGGGGTCAGGATGTCGAAGGTTCGAATCCTTCCACTTAGACGAGTGAGACTGTTACTAATGCATAGAAGGCTTGGGCCTTGCATAGAATTAGATTTTACGGGCCGGTAGCTTAAATGGCTAAAGCGCTGCACTTGCAATGCGGAAGATTGGGTTCGAGTCCCACCGTGTCCACAATTTTAGATTAACTGAGGAGCCGAATAAAAATGTAGGCGTTAAGGTGTGGAATAGTTACGAATGACCACAATGGAAATTGGGATTGTAAATAAAGCGTAAATAAGTTTACAATTAGTAAGTTAATTTTAAAACGCTTCTATAGCTCAATGGTGAGAGCAGGACGCTTATATCGTCAAGGTTACAAGTTCGAGTCTTGTTAGAAGTACTAAAACAAAATTAATATGAAAAAATTATTTGATGCTCTTTAGATAACCAAATCTAAAAAGCAAAATGAAAAAAGAAACATTTAGAAATACAACAAATAGTTATGTATATAATAAATTATATTCAAAACATTTGTTTGATCATTACGGTTTATGTCCTTATTGCCCACCTAATGGCGGATGTAATAGAGGATTTGGTGTAACAGAAAACCGTAATTGGAAAGAATTTCGTAAAACTCAATATAAAGAGTAATACGAGAAATGCACTCTTAGCTCAGTTGGTAGAGTACCGCCCTTACATGACGGTCGTCGCAAGTTCGAGTCTTGCAGAGTGTACTATGATTGAAACCTAGAAACTAAGCACTAGGGGAAGTAATCTATGCTAGTAGATAACAATCATTTTATGGATTCGTAGCTCAGCTGGTAGAGCGGAGGCCTGAAGAGCCTCGCGTCGTCGGTTCGATCCCGGCCGAATCCACAGAATAAAGATAAAAGGATTTTCGGTGTTCCTCTTTAACTTTCTAGAAAGTAAACACCTTACCAAACGCGGGTGTCGCATAGTGGCCGATTGCACTTGTCTTCCAAACAGGTATTACCGTGGGTTCGAATCCCACTACCCGCTCTTATATTGTCTCGTAGAATAATTGGCAGTTCACTGGATTTTGGCTCCAGCGGTATTACACCCTTAGGTTTAGGTTCGAGTCCTAACGAGACAACAATAGCAAGGGCTCCCTTAATAGTCTAGGCTGACCTAGAGCGTTGCTTATTCTAGTATATAGGGGGTGAAGCTAGAATATTTTAAATAGAGGTGATCCGACTGGATGAGGAACTTGTCTTGAAAACAAGCGGATGTAAAAGTTTTAAGGGTTCGAGTCCCTTCGCCTCTTCAAATTTTTAAAAGATTTTATAAGTAAATTTGGATTTTAAAAATAAAATTCATATCTTTACAGTATAAGATTTGAGATTTTTAAGTATTAAATGTCAAGCAAGGCGTTTATTAATCACACCGTTACACTAATCGGACGTTGTCTAGTTGCAATAGTTAATAACTATCAGTGGTTGGAATAACATTTCGTGCCTTATTGTGATTAATGAATTGAGGGTGCCGAATCCCAATATTTAATACTTATATGCCGGGGTGGTGAAATTGGTAGACACAAGGGACTTAAAATCCCTCGGAGTAATACCGTGCGGGTTCGAGTCCCGCCCTCGGTACTATTTTTAAACGAAGGCGTCGTATAATGGCGAGTATGTTCCCCTGTCACGGGAAAGGTCGGGGTTCGAACCCCCCGCTTTCGGCTTCTTAAGAAACATTCATGGTAACACAGCGTGGATGGAAGATGGTAACTGTATTCTTGAGTTTGATCACTTAAAATAGGCAGCTACTGTGTTTTTATATTGTGGGGTAGTAGCAGAGGCCAGCTCGCCAGGCTCATAACCTAGGAGGTCGTGGGTTCGAATCCCACCCCCGCTACTAAGTTTTAGAGTAGTAACAGAAAGAGTTACTTCGAAATCCATTATAAGGACGGTGTCGGTGGTTCGAGTCCATCTCCCCCAACCAATTTTATTTTTAATATTGGGGGATAGCTCAGTCGGTAGAGCACGTAAAAGAAAAAACACTCTTTCAAATTTTCTCTTTAAAATTTTTTTAAAGTAAGTTGGTTTAAAAAATATATTTTGTATCTTTACAGTATAAATTTTAAAACATGTTAGTAGAAAGGTATTATTACACTTCAAAATCGGATGATGCATTACAAGAATATGTACAAGATCCGAAAAAAGTAGATGTTTTCCACCCATTTTCGAATGGTGTAAGAAGAACACCTTCTAAATCAAGAAGTTATATAGAATTTCTTCAAAATGATTTAAATTTTTGTATGATACAAGATAATGTAGAATCAACAAAATACAAATTTACATAATATGGCAAATAGAATAATTGATGTCCTTATCTACAGAGATAAGATGTCTGAAAGTGAAGCAAGTGAGAAATTCAAAGAGATGAGAGATAGATTGACTCTTGAAGGAGAAGATCCAACAGAATTGCTTCATGAAATAGGATTAGAATCAGATTATATATTAGATCTAATCTAAACGTTCTTTGATTATAAAATAATAAGTGGTAACAGGAAGAGTTACTTCGTAGCTCATTTGGTAGAGCATTTTACTTGAGATAAAAACGCAGCGGGTTCAAATCCCGTCGAAAAACAAACACTCTTTCAAATTTTCCCTTATTTAAAAATACTACAGGTAGTAATAAGTGAGTTACTTCGTCCAAACTTTTAATTTGTATCATGAAAACAACACTTACTTAGACATTCTCCTGTTTAAAAATACATACATATAACAAGTAGTTATAAATGAGTTACTTCGTAAATCTATATTCCAAATTGACAAACAAAACACACTCATTTAAGCATTCTCTTGTTTTTTAAAATATATACAAGTAGTCATGTATTTGAGTTACTTCGAATTGGTTGAAAAAACACTCAAATCAAATATTCTCTTGTTTAAAATATTGATAGTAGTAATAAAAGAGTTACTTCGCATATTGGTTCGAATCCAATATTTACCTCCAAAATCGGTGAATACGTCAAATGGTCAGACGACTGTCTTAAAAACAGTTTTTAGAAAAACAACCTCTTTTAAATATTCTCTATCAAAACAATATTAAACAGGGGATTAGTTAAAAAAACTAAATCCCCTTTTTTATTTAACTTGGATTTATAAAATATAGTTCGTATCTTTACAGTATAAGAAAAAGGTTATGAAAATTATTTTTGAAGATTTAGAACCAAATAGAGTTATATTTCATTATAATAAAAAACATAATGAAGATACAACAATACCTACTTGGATAGTAAAACATAAAGGTGAAACATATTACGTGAATCATTTAGATTCACAAGTAGGTTTCAGAACTAAAGAAACACCTGATAATGAGCATACAAAAGGTGCTCTTCAATTTAAAGGTAAACTAAGAATTGTAGAAGATGAATCAGGAACAGAAGCCCAAATCTTCTAAAGTAAAACTTAAATTAGAACAGCCATATATGATGTGTGCTGGACGAGATAAAGTTGAGTGTTATTATAGAGGAAAAGTTGTATGGGAAATAGGTACAACAAAACAAATAGAATTTAAATCTTTTGGTCTACCAGTAATAGTTATGTTTGTAGATAATATTTGCATAACAGACAATTGGCAAGATCTAAAGATAATAAAATAAATATGCGCAGATGGCCGAGTGGCTAGGCAACCTATCGCAAATAGGTAAACGAAAAGGTAATTCCGAACACAATCGAAAGGTTTGAGGAGGAAGAGTAATTAACTTCCAAGTCTTACAAATAGAAAGTAGACGTGAGCCCTGTAACAAGAAGTGTTGCAACATTTCGATATAAAGTTACTAGTTTGTACGGGGGTTCGAATCCTGCTCTGCGCTCTAAAATTAAGTTTAACCAATAAATAAATTGTGTTTATGTCACGTTACAATCAAAAATCAACATCGACTGTTGAAACAGTTACAAATCATCAAGGTGGTGTAGCAGTAAAGCTAGACCCAAAAATGGAATTAGTTGCTATCTTAGCTACAGGCTTCGATAACACTTATTACGAAAAACTTTCAGATCGTGAAGTTCGTTTTGCGAACTTGATTAAGGAAGTAGCATCAAAAGACTTCGAATTCGTAGCAAAAGCTTTAGTTTATGCTCGTTCGGTAATGGGTCAACGTTCAGTTACTCATTTTGGTGCAGTACAATTGGTAAAACATTTATCAGGTACTCAATTAGGTTCACGTTTTTTCTCTAAGAGAGATCGTAAGGCAGAACGTGGAGGTATTATCTATCGTTTAGATGATATCTTGGAAATTATCGCTTGTTATCAAGCTTTAAATCCAGGAAAACCACTTCCAAACTCTATCAAACGTGGTTTTAAATCTGCGTTAGAATCAGCTGATACTTACGAATTGGCTAAATACCAAGGAAAAGGTAAATCAGTATCAATGGTAGACGTTGTGAACTTGGTGCACCCAAAACCTAAAAGAGGTATGGAAGATGCTTTCCGTAAATTAATGACTGGTGAATTAAAACAATTCGATACTGTAGAAGATAAAAACACTACAGCTGGTCAAGAAGTTGCTGCAAAAGTAAAAGCTGGTACAATCACTAAAGCTCAAGCTGAAGTTGAATTGAAAGAAGCAAAAGAAGACAATTACCGTGAGTTAATTACTTCTAAGAAAATTGGTTATTTAGCGTTGTTACGTAATCTACGTAATATCTTAAATAACTCAAAAGATGTAGATTTAATTGATTCTGCTTGTGGTTTATTAACAAATCAAGAATTTATTCGTAAGTCATTAGTATTCCCATACCAAATTGACTTAGCATTAGAAGTAATTCTAGATGAAGTTTCATCATCACCAGTACGAAATAAAGTAATAGCTGCTTTAGATAAAGCTTACGAATTATCAGTTCCAAACATGACTGAAATGGGTATGCATGGTAGAACTGCTGTAGTACTTGACTCGTCAGGTTCTATGACAACACCAATCGTGTTATCTAATAAGAAACATGGTTCTAAATCTGCAATTGAAAAAGCATCATTAATCGCTGCTACTTTTGCTAAAGGCCTTGGAGCAGACGTATTCCATTTCGCAAACCATACTGAGGCTATTAAAGTTAACCACTTAGATAGTATCAATACTTTGAAAAACCAAATCGCTGGAAAACAAGGTGCAGTAGGTTATGGTACTGCTTTTGAAAGTATTAACAGAGTAGTAAAAGGATATGATCGTGTATTTATCATTTCAGATATGCAAGGTCGTGACCAAGTGCTTACAAAATTTGAAAACAATACACACGTGTATTGTGTGAACATAGCAGGTTATGGTAGTTCAACTATCAAACCAGGATCTAAAGTATACCAATTATTTGGTTATTCATCAGAAATGTATGAATTAGCTAAAAAAGTTGAAATTGATCCAAAAGCCCTAATTAAAGCAATTAATGCAATTGTGATCTAAGTAATTAGAAAATTTATTGCTAAAGTTAAAATATGGGGCGGAAACGCCCCATATTTATTATCGGAGATTTGACAGAGTGGTAATGTGCTTGTTTGCTAAACAAAGACGAGGTAATACTTACAGAGGTTCGATCCCTCTATTCTCCGCTTTTTTATATGGTGTCGTTTGACTAGCGGTCCAAGTCACTTGTTTGTGGAGCAAGTTATCACCAGTTCGAATCTGGTACGACACACTATTTGCCTTGTTAGTTCAATGGATAGAACACTTGACTACGGATCAAGAAATAGGAGTTCGAATCTCTTACGAGGTACTAATTATGGTTAAGTGGCCGAGTGGTTTAGGCGCAGGTCTGCAAAACTTGAAACATAGGTTCAAATCCTATCTTAACCTCTAAAACCCAGTTATTATGGAATTACAATTCAAACGTTTAAGTGATGGTCAAGTTGTTGACTTAAATTCATATGTAAAAGATTTCATGGTTAAATTCCCTGAAACTAAAATATTCATTGGCTGTGATTCACAAAACCAAGGAAAATATACTACATATGCATTAGTGATTGTGTTACACCAACCTACATTAGGGGGTCATGTTCTTTATCAAAAAATAAAATTAGATAGAATTCGTGATAGATTTGAAAGATTATGGAATGAAGTAGAATATTCTCTTCAAGTAGCAGAATTCATGAAATTATGTGAACTCCCAAAACCTGATTATATAGACTTAGACTTCAACCCAGATCCTAAATACAAATCAAATCAAATATTAAGATCAGCTTTAGGTTATGTTGAAGCTATGGGATATACTCCAAGATGTAAACCAGATGCATTATCTGCTTCTTATGTTGCTGATGCAATTTGTAAGTAAAGTTTGGTTTTTGAAAATTTTTTCGTATATTTATGAGAATGAAGATGAATTTAGATAATTTTTTTAATACACTTCCTGAAGAAAATGAACAGCCTAAAAGAACAATAAGTGATCTTATGGACTCGCCTTTTATTTGGGTTGGTACTTTTGAGAAATTAATTATTAATTATCTGTCATTTAGTACAGATCTAATAAGTTTTTTTAAGGCTGCTATTCCTGATTTGGATGAAGAACAAATTAAAGAATCGGGTAAAGAACTAGTTTGTAATAAAGCCTTTAATTATTTAGATAAATTAGACCTTCAAGATGAATTACATTTAGAAGGTTTAAGAACTCGTTC